TGACTACCGAGAATAGTTGTAATGGAAGGATAATGATTCCCTTCAGGTGTCAAATATACTCTTTTACCATCTACTGTTTGTCTTTCAGGAACTTGTAAACCATCAATAACATCTACATGAACAAATTGTTTTTTCATTTTTCTCCTAGTGTAACAGTAATATCAATCACTTCATTATCACGAAGCACTGTAAATACAACATCTGTGTTTGGTTCTTTCATAGCTATTATTGTTGCTAACATTTTCCACTTAACTTCATTGTCATTAATCTTTAGTATAATGTCACCAGCCTTTAATATATTTGCAGAAGGTCCTGTTGGAATAACTTCATTTATATAAGCACCATAACCAGCTTTATACTGCTTCATATCTTTTCTTGTAACAGAGCGATACATAATGCCAACTAATGGTCTTTTTATTTTCTCACCTGTTTTTAATCGTTCAATAATACTCTGTGCATAATCACCATCAATTGCAAATCCAAGTCCAACACTACCAACACCTTCTTTACCAGTTACAATCATAGTATTAATGCCAATAAGTTTTCCATCAATGTTAAACAAAGGCCCACCAGAATTACCCGGATTAATAGGTGCATCTGTTTGAATGAATGGAACAAATGATGGCGCACTAGGAACATATCTTGACAGTGCAGAAATATTTCCAAATGTTGTAGTAAAAGATAAATTCATAGGTGACCCCATAGCAATAGCCTTTTCGCCTACTTCAGGTGTTTCACCCCAAACAGCAAAAGGAAATTGAGTATGGAAACCATCTTCTTGTTTAATTTTTAACAAAGCAATATCAGAATCTTTATCATAATTTATTAATTCTGCATCATATTGTTCACCATTTTCAAAAGTGAGATGTGTTATTCCTTTATTATTAATTATATTCATAATTACATGAGCATTCGTTATAACATAACCATCAGCACTAATAACAAAACCAGAACCACCCTTTGTCGGATCTGTATCAACATTTTCTTTACTTCTTGGATTTCTTGGTATAAATCCTTGTGGGTTAATTTTTTCTGGTTGATTTAAACTATCATATCTTTCTGATACTACATCAACAACAGCTGGCATTATTGTTCCAACTACAGATGTAACATGCGTGTGATCAGAATATGCTATTTGTGTTGAACACAATAAAAATAATGTAAGTGTATAAGTAATAATCCTTCTATACATGAACTTACTCCTTGTTTATGGACTGTACAATTCTATATTGTTTCCACCTATCACACAACTTCTATTAATATTTTTATAAATAAAAACAATTGCCCATTGGTTATTGATTGGGTTCATCCACAATTGTGATTCCAATACATCTTTATGTTTTTCGTCATTTACAAAACCCTTTGCAGCTAAATTTAAATTATAATCTTTTTGTACCATATTATTAACAAATTCTTTTGTATTACAGTAAACCATAATATCATCCAGTGGTTTTATTTGTTCTGGTTTTTCTTTAATAAACGCAGAGTCTGGAACCCATGGAAGTTGTGCCTCAACTTGAAGTTGTGCCATAATAACAAATGATAATACAAACATCAAAAATACTTTTCTCATATTAATCTCTCACCTCTATTTTATTTCCGGGATAATTTCTTTTCATATTTTTCAATACATCATTAAATTCTTTTGTTGGTTTTGGTAAACCCTTTGTCATTTCTAATTTATTGGGGTCACCTAAATTTGGAGAACCAATCAATCGTATCATATTACCATTCTTCAAACAAGATGGACAAGGCATCTTTAATGGCTTATCCATATTCTTAATGGTTTGAAATGATTCAAATATTTCTTGACATTTTGTACACTCAAAATTATATAGTGGCATTAGATACTGACTCCTAGTGGTATTTCAAATTGTGCTAATTTACTTTTCCATTTCCAAAATGTTTTACCATGATCTGATTGATTTAATTCCATCCATTGCCATTGATGTATCATCTCATGGGCTAATGTATAAAGAAATTCATTCTTATTAATAAAATTTTCATTTATTGAAAGTGTAGCATAAATATTTCCACAACCATCTTCTAATGGAATATGTTCTGCGTGACAACCCTGTTTTCTTTTAATCTCAATTTCATAGAATGGATGAATCGTGTTATTAAATATTTCTTCATTTAATATATTAAACCATCTTGTTATTATAGTTCTAGTTGGTATAAATATTTCCTGTGTTTGTTTACGGATTTCCTGTATGATATGATTATCTTTAGGAATATACACAAATTCTCCTTATCGTTTACTTTCTGGCCGTCCACTCTTTTTCCGTTCTATAGAAATATATGGTTGACTGCTGGCTGATATTTTATTAGCTTTAAAATCTCTTTCTACTTTATAGTCACAAGTTATAGTATTGCCAAAAAATTCACCAACATACATAAAACTATCCCATCGTAAAACAAGTGGTGTCATTCCTTCAACTTCAACAGTGATATATTTTTCTTTAAATGCTTCTGTTACTGTAGCATCATAAGATTTACCACTCTTTTTTCCTTTCTGTGTATATTTGACAACAGTTTTTAAATTTGATTCATCCATTTTTTTATACCTTTCTATATAAATCTGGAAATACTTCTAAGACTAACTTTTCAGTTAATCCATTTACTTTAAGTTTCTTTTTCATCATTTGTTCAAATATCATAGACTCCGCAGGATGCATAGACTCTAATACTTGAATTAGCAACTCAGTCATTCGTTTTTCAGTAACATCTTTTCCTGCATGATGGCCCTGTGCAAATCGAGTACACTTTGGAATTTCACTATGTAATGATGATGGATTTAATCCCATCGGTGCATCATCAGGCACATAAGACGGAAACGCTTTTGTAAAATGCCAGCTAATATTAGGGTCAAATGCTCCTTGTAGTATTGCTTTAAACATAACATTATCTTTATGTTCTTTTAAAAATTCCAGTTTCAATTTTCTGGATTTTAATTTCTCAAATTCTTCAAACAACTCACTTATATACTTAGTCATTTCGTAAAATCTCCCATATTCTCCATAAGATATTTCAATCTATTCTTAATAAAATAATTCATTAACTGGCCTTGCTGATATTTCTTTTCTTCATTATACTGTTCTAATATATCTTTAATAATATTTTGTGGAATCAAATCAAAATCAATTAATATTTTATTTCTTATCCAACCACGTTTCATATCATCATTAAAATCATGAGGATCTTGAACTAACCAATTAGCTACTTTCTTTTTTGAGATTGGTTTCTGTCTAACACCATTTACAATGCAATCATCTTCGGATAATATATTAGGGATACCATCACCCTTATCACCACGAATAATATGTTCCTTCAAATATGCAATGGGGTCTATACCATTAACCATTTTCTGTTTCATTGGTGAGAACTGCTTCACCCACTTATATTTATACAATTGACTAAAGTCTTTATCACTTGATATAATCAAGCTTTTTTCTTTAAATGTCTTAGAAAGTACGGCAATTACATCATCACCCTCTGCGTGTGCCACTCGTATTACTTTATATGGAAAGAATGTATCAATTTCAACAATAATTTTACTTATCATATCAAAAAGTGCTTTCCAATCCATTCCCTTTTCTTTTTTCTGTTTTTCTCTTGCTACTTTTCTATGGGCTTTATAGAATGGAAAAACTTCTTTTCTCCAACTGGAATGAAAATCAGTACAAATGACAATTTCACCATACTTATCTTTATACTTATTCCTATAAGAACGAATACTATTCAACACTAAGTGACGAATAAAATCTTCACTAAATCGTTCTTCATCTGGTACTTTATGAGCCACCATAATAGAACCAACAATTATATTTGAAAAATCCATGAGTATCATTTAAACAACCTCAAGTTTAGCCACATTTGTTATAGTATCTAAACGGAACGACCTCCATGCTCCAATATCAACATCCCATACTGGTAATACTTCATCATTATTCTTTTTATTATTCACATTTGTTTCGGGAATAAAAGTTTCATGTAATGTACAATGCATTACTCTTTGTTCACCACAAACTTTATTAAATGTAATTTGCATTACATTCTTTTGTAAATTCTTAACCAATGTTTCACGTTTCATAATATAACCTTTCTAATTTGAATATGGCAACAAACCATCTTCAGTGTATTGTAAAAATTCTTTTTCTGTTTCATATTGATAAATTTTTACATGAGAATATTTCTTTAATAATTTGATACCATCATCATCTTTATAATTTTCTTCATAATAAAATTCTTTAATACCAGATTGTAATATCAACTTAGCACAATGTATACATGGTGCGTAAGTACAAAACATAAATGAATCTTGACCAGATTCAGTTGATTTAGCCAGTTTTAAAATAGCATTAGCTTCGGCATGAAGTACCTCTGGTTTTGTTTTTCCATCTTTTTCACAAACATTAGAAGCACCACTTGGCATACCATTATATCCAATAGAAATAATTCTATCATCTTTAACAATGATACAACCAACTTTTAATCTTTCGGCCGATGATAGTTTACCATATATCTTGGCCACTTCTAAATGTGCTTCTATATATTTGTCTTTCATTAAAAAACTCCTAGTAAAATTGTATCTTTACCAATTCGTCCTGTCAATTGCTTTTCATTAGTTTTCATTCCTTTCATTGTCTTTTTCAATGAACTTTTATTCAGTTTATTCAATGCATCTTTTGGTTTTCTTGCTGATTTCTCTACAGATTCATTTTTATCAAAATGTTGGATAGTACACCCTTTAACACTAAATCCTCTAACAGAATTTTCAGCACAATAAACACCAAGACGATTATACTTAGTATTATAAACCCACAATTCAGTAGCACCAATAATCTTTTCTGGATTAATACTAACCAATTTCAATTTTGGAAATTCAACTTGATACTTTAATTTATTAACCAACCTTGTTGCAGAAAGAGTTTTCTTCTTTCTAGGCTTTCTTTGAGCCGTAGCATTTTTAATCAGTCGATCAATATCATCACAAATAACACCATAAAAATCCATCATCTTTTTATGGTATTTTGGTTTCAAATGACTCCATGCTTCTACATAGTATTCATCATCTTTATTATAAACATCAACAAGTTCATTATAACAATCAATATAAAATTGTTTCATTTTTCGAGCATGAACACTTTTACATCCAATACTATTTAAATGAGTATAACAATCATATTTGTTTTTATAACCACTATCAATATAATCATCAACTACACCTTCAACAGCAGAAATATAATTTTCTACCTGTTCACGAATTCTATCTTGAATATTTA